CGCCTTCTTTCGAGTATCTCAAAGAAAGCAATCCCCCCATAACCTGTATCTTACCTCTCAGGTTGGAATGGATGCACTAGAAAGATTAGACTCAATAGTCTGGGAGATTCTAGGAGAATCATTTTCCAGAGCTTTTTTGTCTTTGGATTTACACGCCTTCTTTCGAGTAAACAGAGAAGTAGGTGATGGAAATTGCTTCTATAGAGCACTGTCAAGATTACACTCTAAAGACAAGACAAGTGATGAGCACCTTTATTATAGGCTCTTAATACCTGATGCAGCACAGAGATATTTTGACACAGAACAAGAGGCTGTAGGTCTAGGGTTGACGAAGGAAGAATATGCATCTAGAGCAATACTTGATGGTGAATGGGCAGGTTCGTTGGAAGCGTCAATGCTTTCAAAATTTCTGGACATTACTATTATAATATGGATTATTGACGGTTCAGGTACAATTACCTCTGCTCAACGGTATGGTAACAATAAACCATCCAAAGCCTACAATCTGTGTTTAATAGGAAATACCCATTTTGACTCATTAACAATACAGACCTCTAATATACAACACAGATCGCAACTTTCTTTGATGGGCAGGCTGGAGTCAATTGAAGAGTTAACATCTTTAGATGAAGAAAGTCTGTTCTCAACACATCACAGAGATCTGTCAACGACGGTAGAGGTTAAGACTCTTAAAACAAAGCTTTTTCCTCAAAAAACTGTGTTAAAAATGATTGAAAAGTCTCAAGGAATACCTTTAAGAATAGGAAGAATCGTTGAGTTACTTTTCAGCTGTAGACTAGGATTTTCTATCTCTCCTGGCCTCTTAAAAATAGCTATATTGACAGAGGAAACAGATTCTATTTTTGACATAAGAAAACTGGGGCACCATCTTCTAACGAATGAAAAGAGAATAAAAAAGGAATTCTCAAACTGCCACCTTAAGATTGACGATGATGTTTGGCCACACCTTGATGAATCATACCTTCTTCGATTTGCATTTCCTGGGTATGGGCTTCACAGATTCATCCCAATGCTATTGCCTAGCATTATAGAAGACACTCTCAAAGTGTGCTTAGCTATACTTTTGTCAAGCTTTCTGTACAAAAGTAAGGTGAGGTATAAAAAAGAATTTATTGTGAACTGCTGTAAATCTACAATCGTGTCTGGAAAAAGAGTTGGAAGATCAATCAAAAGAACAACAACAGCAGATCTATATAATTCTCCCAGAACAATTCTAAAAAACTGCTGTGAAGCAGTCTTTGGCAAATTAGTTGTAAAGATCATGAAATACATAAAAGCAATGAATGGAGTTAATCACCTCTTGTTGAGGAACCTGGATTTCAGTGCTTTATCACTGCCTGACTACCTAAGGCTCATGAAAACACTAGCTGAAGAAGATTTGAAAGACCACAATTATATTAGCAAAGAACTGGCTAGTCTCAATAAACTTAATGCTGATTTGAAAGTTTTAAAAGAAGACGGAGATTGGGAAGGACGTGCGAAAGAAGACTTGATTGCTAGGTTCTTTGAAGAAAAAAACCTGTTGAAATTTGTTGGTAAGACTGGAAAAGCATCTGGCTCGTTTCAGATAGGAAATGTTCTTGCATATGCATATAATCTGTACTTAAATAAGGACACATTAAATCTTTCGGATGAAGATGTTGAGCAAATCTCTATTGAGATAAGGAAACTACAACTTTTACAAGAGGGAGAAACCTTTGAGCCAGTTGCTATCATTTGTTCCAAGCTGGAAGCCTTTTTTGAAAAGGCATTTTCAAGGCTACCAGAACACTGCAAAAGCGAATGCAGAGTTCTCTTCAATGATGTCAGGAATGCAGTAAGTCACTCAGTTGCATGGAAGCATGCACTTAGACTTAAGGGGACACTATATGAAGGCTTCTTTTCGCTACAATACGGATGGACTTATATACCTGAAGATCTCAAACCAACTTTAATGATGACCATTCAGACGCTGTTCCCTGAGAAGTTTGTGCAGTTTCTAGAAAAAACCCAATTGCATCCTGAATTCAGAGACCTCACCCCAGATTACATTATGACGCAGAGACTAATGATGGAGGGAGACAATCCCAAACTTAATACCAACTCACAATTGAAAATCTTAGAGGGATTGCAGGAAAGTGTGGAGACGATTCCTGTTGGGAAAAACATTTTCCCACTCCCCGAAGTTGCAGTGGATGAGATTAGAAGTGTTGATAGTGTAATAGAAAAAATCAGGAATCTTGCACAAAGGTCGAACTCACGTCAGAATAGATTTCATATAGAAGAAAACAACGTAGCAAACAGTCAGGAGCGCAGCTTTTCTGTTCATCAGTTGTTGCTTGTAGAGGTTGGCTATCAGACAGACGTAGAAGGGAAAGTGCTTACTGACACTGTCAAGTGGAAGGAGGTGCTTAAGTTACTAGCTTTTATGGGCATAAAAGCAACGCTTATCGTGTGTGTGGATAATACTAAAACTCACGTGAATGATTGGTGGATAGATGAGGATTATGTACGACTTATAAAGAACTCCATTAGTCATTTGTTTAGCAAACTAAGTAAAAATACCCCAGTTGAAGTCACTGATGTTGTTGTCGGGTCAATTAGCACTCAAAAAATCCGAAGCTTTCTCAAATCTGGGTCAAGCACAAAGACACCTTTGTCGACTAAAGATGTACAGGAAACCTGGAAAGCCATGAAGAATTTCATATTAGAAAGAGATACTGGAGTAATACTCGGAAATGAATATAGTAGTCCTATGTATATGGGCTTAGTTGAAGGAGTAACCATTTCTGAAGAAGGTGCTAGAACTGTAATCGATTTGCTTAAAGAGAACATGGTTTCAATCACTGATGAGTTTGAACGCACGAGATATGCACATGAAGTAAACAAAAAAATAATAACAAGCGAAAAACTGCTATTAGCTTGGTTAAAAGAGGACATTAAAGGCACGCGCTGTGAAGACTGCGTACATGAAATTATTACCAGTTCAAACGGTGCAATTACAAATAAGTCTAAGTTAAATCTGCTGGCAAGGGCCTGTACATTTGCTTCTCATCCAGCTTGCTGTCACCCTATCACAGTAAAAATAAACAATAGGTCCAATTTCTACAAGAGGATCCCCGATATTGACCTAATAAGTCATCTGAACTTAAAATCCCTAGATGATGAAGAAGACAGGATTACTGATCTTGATAGATTAGTAAGGCTTACTATTCCTGGTAAAACAGAGAAGGAAAAGAAAATAAAAAGATCGGTTGACTGCCTTATCAAGCTTATGATGCTTAAATCTTCTATAGAATGTATAAAACTCCCCACAGGGCAAATTGTGGTGCTTGACCAAATTACTAAAAACAATATTACTAGGTCAACCGAAAGTGACAGAAGAAAAACCACTAACAACAGAGAAGACACTATAGTTAAAAACTTATCACAAGTCAAGTTAGCAGGATATTCTGATTATGTTAAGCAGGTAATTGGATCATCAATAAAGAACATGGACAAACAACAGACATCCAGTTGTAGGCTAGACAAAGCTTGGTTAGAAAAACTGACAGCAGACCTAAATGTACCAATGCATAATGAAGATATAATTGCAAAAGTGAAGAGGACAATTGAAGCAAGGAAAGAGTATATCAGGAACAATGATAAGCTTCTAGTAAGAAGTCCCCATGAGATTGCTGGATATTTGAATGGGTTGAAAGGAAACTTGTGTGGTGAACCTAAGAGGAAAATATTCACTGTTGACTGCGTTTTGTTCAAAGAGGTTGTGGCAGAAGCAATGCTAAGGTATCAGTCAACAGCATACCAAGGCTGTGTCGATCATATGGTTATGCTCCTAGAACTACTATTGGAGTTCACTTGGTTTCAAGAAGTTCTTTTATACTCTAAGATATGTGAGACTTTCTTGCGGATATGCACAGAATTCAATAGAGCAGGTCTTAAATTACTTAGAATTAGACATCTGAACATTAATATAGGAGTTAAACTACCTGCTAACAAAAAACAAAACATGCAGTGTAGAATCTATGATTCTGTCTCCAAGCCTTTAACAGAAGTATTTTTCCTGAATAGAAGACAGGCAATTATTGGTGCCGCTTATCCATACATTTTACTAGTTTTATACATGCAAGTGTTACAGCAACAAAGATGCATTGAAGAGTTAGGTAACAGAGGGTCACATGTACAAGGTATTAGAAACAAGTCTAGCAAACTTTTAGATGTCTTTGCCAATGAGGCTATAAGTATCCTAAATGGACAATTCGAAGATGCTTTTAAAGAGAGGTTACATCTGTGCAGGTCAGCAGGGAACTTTTTTTCTAAGCCTTCATACGAAAATTTTATAAATGTTATCTCTGGTTTAAACTTAGTGTACGGTGTTATTATGAAGGATTCCTTTCTTGCAAATTCACAACCTCAGAACAAACAGTTACAAATGCTAAGATACGGAATGTTAAATGGCCTAAGTAGGCTATCATGCCCTTCTGAACTGGGAAAGAAATTTAGTTCAAGTTGCAGAAGAATGGAAGACAACCTATCAAGGATTTATCTTCAAGCTGCTGTTTATTATTCAAGTAGAGATATTGAATGCAACATTAAAGCATGGAAGGAGACTGATTTGTGTCCACAAACAACAATACCATGTTTTACTGTGTATGGTTTGTTTGTTAACTCTGACAGGCAACTGGTTTTTGATATCTACAATGTTCATATCTACAATAAAGAGATGGATGATTTTGATGAAGGCTGTATCTCTGTTCTAGAAGAAACTGCAGAGAGACATATGAACTGGGAGATGGATCTGGAGGAAAGCTGGAGAGTAAAAGATCAGAGAAGTTGTAGACTATTGCTTGGCATTCCCAACATTCATAGATCTTCAAGAAAAAAAGAGGCAAAGTTTAGTGACGATGGAAGCGATACAAATACACCGAAGGACTCATGCTTAACTAGAAGATCTAGCTCATCAAAGAGGTCTAGTGCTTCAAGCTTAATAAACAGATATACCACAATAATAAAGCCAATAGAAATTGACTCAGGAATTTTTATTGAGTCAGATTCTTTAAGGCAAGGAAGAGCTGCAGCAACGGGTGGCCCTAAGTATTATTCCTACACTCCTAATAAAGCAAGTGTGCTAAAGGACTGTATGTCCATCATTAGAAAGAATCCTAATTATTCTTATGGTTCTTTTGAGCTAATCCAGGCAATAACAGAGTTTGCAAGAAAGAAGTACCCAGAGGAAAGTATAATGCGGGCAAAGAGGGACCCAAAAAATTGGGTAAGCGTATCTGAAGTAACAGAAACCACGAGCATAGTTTCAACACCTAGAACGCAGTTTTATGTTAAGGATTGCTTTAAAATCAACTTGTCAAATCAAAACAAGAAGATCTCTAAGCTAATAAGAAACAAACTCAAGAAATTAGGTTCTCTATTTTCTGACAATGATGTAAGTAGAAAGGACTGTTCTATCTTATTGTCATCAGTTGATGGTTTGACAGAGCAGCAGAAAAAAGATGTCACTAACGCCGTGTTTGAGCCCTCGAAGCTGTCTATCTACAATTGGTCTCATATTTTAACTAAATCTATTTATGAAGTACTTCTTACACATGATGGTAACATTATTTATTGCTGGATAAAATCACTCTCACTAATGGTCAAATCTAGACTCAGGAAACACCTGTCCTTCATGGGAGTTGAAAGGGAAGACATTCCAGATGAAGGCTTCTTTGCAAAAGATGAAATAGATTCTCTCATAGAAGTGAGAAAACTTCTAGTGTGCAAAGAGAGTGATGAAATCTCAAGTGTTCACATCCCTGGCATAATAAAGGCCTGGATAAAATGCATTTTTATAAAACCTATTGAAAACATCTATAACTATTCTCTCCTACAAAAAATGTTAGTGGCTGCAGAAGATCTATATGCTATTAGATTAGAGCATATGCTCTTTTTGAGGGACAAACGTGACAATAGCTACTCTAGTTTTATAAAGGAAGAGTTAACCTTGAAGGGGAAAGAAAGAGACTTTCTAAAAAAATACAGTGAAACTATTGTAAAATCCGTTAATTTTCTTTTTTTTGTTGCTGTTTCTGCACCATGGTGCATGCACTACAAAGCACTAGAAGCCTATCTAGTCAAACATCCTGAAATTCTTGATGTGAATGATTCAGAAACCTCTACTAATGGAATATTATCGATGACTGTAGGCAATATATTTTTTGAACTCTATAAAGACTTTTGTGTAAAAGAGTCAGTTAATGTGGACAAAAGGAAGATGATAACTTTACGTTTCTATGTAAGGTATTTAACAACAATGTTTTCATCTAATACTGAACCTTTTAGTGCCAGTTTAAATGATGATGAGATTGATATGACAGGATCTACTGATGTAGAAGAAAAACTATTAAGTCAAACAAAGAGAGTGTTTGCCAAAATGGGTTTAAGTGACAAAAGTTATGACTTCATTTGGACAGTCCAGATGATAGCCAATAGTAATTTTAATGTATGTAAAAAACTGTCGGGACGATCAGAAGGTGAGAGACTACCTAGAAGTATAAGGAGTAAAGTAGTATATGAGATGGTTAAGCTTGTTGGAGAAAGTGGTATGGCAATATTGCAACAGCTAGCCTTTGCTAAGTCGCTTAATTATAATCATAGATTCTTCTCTGTACTGGCCCCTAAGGCACAATTAGGTGGTAGCAGAGACCTTTTAGTCCAAGAAACAGGAACCAAAATTATTCATGCAGCAACTGAATCCTTTAGTAGGACACTGTTAAGAACCACTAACGATGATGGTTTAACGAATCAGTACTTAAAAGAAACAGTACTAAATTACGCACTAGATGCACTTGCAACAATGAAGTCTTTGGACGGTGAGTCCATAAAGAATAGCACTTGTTTGGTGAATTTTTACAGAGTGGTGTGCATTTCTGGAGACAACACTAAGTGGGGACCAATACACTGTTGTTCTTTCTTTTCAGGCATGATGCAGCAGCTTCTTCGAGAACACCCAGATTGGTCTGCTTTTTATAGACTTACATTTATAAAAAATTTATGTAGACAGGTAGAAATTCCAGCTGCGTCAATAAAAAAAATAATAAATGTTGCTAAGTTGGAGCTTGATCCCAAACAGGATATTAATAGTCTTTCAGAAAAACAGGCACAGGAATTGCTATCAGATTCAGCTGAAAAATGGAATGCTTTGCCTTACGTTAAATTTTTGATTTTGACATACTTAAAACACGGAAAGTTAGCAATGAACAGTTATAATCATATGGGGCAAGGAATCCATCATGCTACATCGTCTATACTGACATCTCTGATGGCAGAGGTCTTTGAGGATCTTTGTGTGCATTACTTTAAGACTGCATTCCCTAATCTTACGGTGAATGTAAACCATGCTGGCAGTTCTGATGATTATGCGAAATGTATAATTTTAACCGGCACTGTTGATAGAGAGCAATATGAGTTATATGATGCTGTCTTTTGGGATCACGTTTGCAGGTTTAAGAACTATACAGCAGCAGTCAATAGATGTTGCCAGATGAAAGATAGTGCCAAAACACTAGTTGGTGACTGTTTTCTAGAATTTTACAGTGAGTTTATGATGGGCAATCGCATTACACCTGCAGTTATTAAGTTTATATTTACAGGTCTAATCAACAGCTCTGTAACATCACCTAGTAGCCTAACACAAGCATGCCATGTATCATCACAACAGGCAATGTATAATAGTGTGCCGATGCTGACAAACATAGCTTTCACACTATGCAGACAGCAGATGTTTTTCAATCATGTGGAAGCTTTCATAAGGAAGTTTGGGCCAATAACTCTAGGTTCTGTCTCTCAATTTGGCAGGTTATACTGTCCAAAATATAGTAACTTAGTCAACACATCTGTCACAATTGAAGACTGTGAGTCCATTGTAAGTGCATGTGAAGCTATAAATAAGTGGGATATGTTGTTCGATACAGCAGCTAAAAGCAGAGTGGAAGAAGAACTTCAGAAGAAACATGAAGAAGAGACAACACTGTCCAGTGAAACAAGCAGTCTCAAATCAGGGGAACAGAAGTCTGAATTGACATTCATCAGAAGAAGGGCCTTGACAGAGGATGAAGTAAGATTCTTGAAGGTAAGCTCAGAAGAGAGGAGATACACTGATGCACAAGCTGTAGAAGACAAACTGAAGGTTTACTACCGAGATTCACAAGATCAAAATCCAAAAAATACAGAATTTATTTTGGACTCAGTATTATGCAATTCCTGTACATGGATTCAGAAAGGCAAAGAAAAAGGATTTCTTGAAACTGCAGGAAGAATACAAATGCTCTTGAGAATCCTCTGTTTTGGACATTACAGGTCATTTTGTGGTCAAGGCATAGAGAGACAGGTAAAAACATCACTCAACCGAGACGAAAATCAAGTTATAGAGGACCCTATGATACAACTAATACCGGAGAAACTTCGACGAGAATTGGAAAGGCTCGGACTCTCCAGAATGTCTATAGAAGAGTTGCTCCCTAGAGGGCTCAACTGTGCAACGATCTGCCAAGCTGTTGCTCACAAGCTTATCAGCCTTAATGTGTCCACTGAGAGTTACACAGCAGAAGTTTCTAGACTTAAACAGACATTAACTGCAAGAAATGTTCTTTATGGTTTAGCTGGAGGCATTAAAGAACTCTCAATCCCTATATACACCATCTTTATGAAGTCTTACTTTTTCAAAGATAACGTCTTTTTGGATCTCACTGACAGATGGCTAACAAAACATAGCAGTAACTACAGGGATAGCACAGGGAAAAAACTTGATGGTAAAATAGTTACAAAGTATCCTCACTGGCTTAGCGTATTTATGAATTGCTTACTGGCGATGGATAGAACTACAGTGTTGTCAGATAAGTCGCTATTCAATGACTCATTAAAATGTATAAGCGTTACCAGAAATTTAAACGAGCAAAGATCTTTAACACTAATACAGTCACATTTGGCAGTAGTAAGCTGTGAGTTAAAGCATTTCATCTTGCAATTTTCTAATCTCAACAGAAGGAAGATGAAAATCGTTGAATCAAGACCTCCAGAATATGAGATGGAGGCCAACAAAGTTGTAATAACCAAGTCTAGCCTTTTCACTGCTGGAGACGGTGTTAAGTTAAACAACAACCCTGCGGTTGTTGTAGGGTTCCTTTTAGACGAGTCATCAATCTCAGAGGTTAAACCCACAAAAGTGGATTTTGCCAACTTAATGAAGGACAAATTTAAAATAAGTCAGTATTTTCCCAGTATTGAGGCTGTTTTGGATTCCTTGAAGAAGGAGTCTGATCTGCATCTTTCTATAAGTTCAACACCTGATTTACAAATAGCTACCAAATATGTGAACTATTTAACTTTACTTTGTAGAATGATCATCCAGACCAATTCAACACTGACAGTATTTTACATGATCAAGGGTAACAAATTGACCAATGAGCCTACTGTATCAGATCTCATATGCTACGGGATAAAAGAAGGAAGACACTTAAAACTGCCTGATGCAGAGATAGACACATCAACTTACTCAGTAAAATACTGGAAGATTGTTCAGTGCATTTCTTGTATAGGCCAGCTTCCTATTAATGACTTTGATAAGAGAGATATACTGTTTGGGTTTATGAACTGGAAAGTAAATAATGCTGGTGATGTCAACTGTCCTATTTCTAAAGAAGAAAATTCAGTTCTATCTGAATTTGAAGGACAAACAATCTTGCATGTTCTAGCATCAGAACTTCATCTTATCAAGGACACCAGTGAGAGAGAAGCACTAGTCAACTTAGTGGACTATATCAACTCTCCAAGTGAGCTAGTAAAAAAGAAACCATATCTTGGAACAACTGCATCCTTTAGAACATGGGGCAGTGGAAATAGAGATGGTAGATTCACATACAGTAGTAGATCTGGAGAGGCAACAGGAATATTTGTTGGAACAAAACTCCATATCTATCTGTCTAATGATGCTTTATCACTACTGGATGAGGTCGAAAGAAACGTGCAAGGTTGGCTCTCACAGAGAAGAACAGAGATATTCACTGTGGAGCAACATGAAGCATTCATAAATCTGTTACCTAGTTTATCTGAGTTTGGAAGTAAGGGGTCAGAAGGAAAGATCCTCAGTGTTGTGGTTGACAGAAAAAACCCTAGATTCCTTAAGTACACAGATCCAAAAAAGAATGCAAAGTCTCATATTGTCAAAGTAAAGAAACATATATTGACAGTAAAGAAAATAAATCATGTTGAGTTTGAAAGTGATCCTAAACTGCTTTGGTCTAAGAGCGGATTGTCAATTGTTTTTGATGAAGTTGCCACAGACATAACATATCATGAGAGACTTAGTATAATAAGGAACATGTTGTCAGGAGTGGTTGGTGAAAGGCCACTACAATCTTTCTTCCAAGACACTCAGATTGTGCTAAGCAAACTAAAGTTTTCAGATACTATTTTAATGAATTCTATTGCACTCTTACATTCTTACCTCTTACATGCACCTCTGGATGCTTTTAATAAGTTGGGCACCAAGGAAACAGTGCTTAGAACTTACCTTAAAGACAAACAAGTCATACAATTAAACTGCAGCATACAAGAAAAAATCTTGTCTTCAGAGAAGCTAATGTTCACCAAGACTACTCCATATGAGTCAGACAGCACCGTTTTGTCGTCAGTCTCTAAGGTGTTGTCTGAAAACATGCTACCAATAGACTCTTGGCCTGAAGTGCAGGAACAGCTCGAGGCCCAAGGCCTCTCAAATTTCTTGCTCAATTTTAAACCAGAACCTACTAAAGGGTATTTGATGTGGAACCTACAGCCAAACATCACAGTAAACAAGCTGGTAATTTCTGATATCAAGGATGTAGTATCGTCAGTAGACTCAGGTGTACTTGTCCCAGCATTTCTGGCCTTCTTGTTTAACCCAAGCTTGTTGAAGGAGCTAACTTCTGTTTCGTCAAAAGCACTAAGTGCCTTATCTTCCCTTAAAATTAATAGTGAACAGGTTGATAGAGTCATCATAGCAACGTTGTATTGCTTCCAGACTGAAAAACCTGTGAGGAAAGGTTTACTATTTAAGTCAGGCTCTTTATTATCATTATGCAGGAAAACATCCTTCAAGATAGGAAGTAGGATTGAAGTCACTCCAGTAAGCAACTTAGATGAAGTTGACCTGACTTTTAAGATTAGATGTGCAGACCCACAGGATTCATTGTTATCGAAGGAGGAGAAGAAGGCAAAGATAGTGAGGAACTTTGAAAACTCCTTAAGAGGTATCTTATTTGATTACATATCAATGAAGGAAGCTAGAAATGTCTTTCCTGACTTCAGGCTTGAGCTAGACCCTACAGGAACAAAGTTGGCTTTTACTGCCAGACCTTGGGACAACAAGAAATTTGATTATCTTGGATTAATGTTTGAGGGTAAGGATAGAAATGATGAATGTGATTTAATAGCAAACCTAGTACTTTTTTTGCTAGGCTGTAAGTATGAAGAAAAGACTGCTGTTGTCAACACTAATGCAGACAATGATATTTCACTAGACTTTCTTACTGATGACTTTGGTTTGCAGGAGTCAGACTTAGAGGCAAGCAGGAGAGACAGCCATCCAAATTCGACGGGGTTTTTCTCAGATGATGAGTATTAAGCAAAATTTTAGTTTGCATTTTACATCTACAGGCAATATCAGGGTAGGGGGGAATACTATCTTTGAGAAAAAAGTGAAGAG